TATCTGCCAACCATTGCATTGTAAATTATCAATCAGATATTAAACTTAAAGAAGTTTATGCAGGCGATTTCCAAGGCGAAGTAGAACAAACTCTACAAGACATCGCCGACCATCTCAAGAAGAGATACAAGAAGATCACGGGCAACTCCCTCACATTAACTCCAGACGGCGAAGCTGATGTGATGGTACAGTCTACTTCTAGAGTTAGAGTTTTCGTAAATGCTCAGAAGAAATTCAGAATTGGTGGTTTAGATGGCGTCGATGATCTTACCGAAGAAAGCGAAGAGCGCCTAGAGGCTAGCTTTAAGAGCTTCTTGGATAGCGGCGGCTGGGGATCAGGCCCAGAGAACAAAAACCAAAAACCATCTGAGAGCTAAAAAGTATGGCTTTCGAGCTAACCAGAGAAGAAACTCTAAAAGAAATCGTAAGGTCCGGCAAAGATCCGGTGTATTTTATTAATAATTACGCTAAGATCTCACACCCAATGAAAGGATTGATTCCTTTCAAGACATATGATTACCAGGAAGATCTAATTAGAGATTTCAATGATCATCGTTTTAATGTTATTCTTAAAGCGCGCCAGCTAGGTATATCGACAATCACTGCTGCATATGTGGTGTGGCTAATGATGTATCACCGCGATAAGAACATTCTTGTTATTGCTACAAAATTCGGAACTGCTGCAAACCTTGTTAAAAAAGTAAAGCAGATTATTAAGAACTTGCCATCTTGGATGAAGATCGCAACTATCGCCGTAGATAATAGAACTTCGTTCGAACTCTCTAATGGATCTCAGATTAAGGCTTCTTCTACTAGTGGCGACGCTGGTCGTTCAGAAGCGCTTTCTTTATTAGTTATCGACGAGGCCGCGCACGTCGAGGGCCTAGAAGAGCTGTGGACCGGTCTGTATCCAACACTATCAACCGGTGGTCGTTGTATCGCTCTCTCAACGCCAAATGGCGTAGGTAATTGGTTTCACAAAACTTATGTAGAGTCAACTGAGGGAGACAACAAATTCAACAATATTATATTACCCTGGGATGTGCATCCTGACCGCGATCAATCTTGGTTTGAAGAAGAGACAAAGAATATGTCTCGCCGCCAAATTGCTCAAGAGCTTGAGTGCAACTTTAATATGTCAGGTGAGACTGTTTTTCATTCTGATGATTTACAAATTATTGAGCAAAACCTGTGCGAACCTAAGTACAGGACTGGGTTTGACAGAAATTTCTGGATTTGGGAAGAATACAACCCAGAGTTTACTTATCTGTTATCCGCTGACGTTGCCCGAGGCGACGGAAAAGACTATTCTGCATTCCATATCTTTAAAATAGAGACTATGGAGATAGTTGCAGAGTACAGAGGCAAAACAACACCAGATATTTTTGCTAGTTTTATTAATGATGCCGGCAAAGAATACGGCAACTGTATGATTTCAGTAGAAAATAACTCAGTTGGTTGGACTGTTTTAACTAAATTAGAAGAATTTGTCTATCCTAACTTGTATTATTCATATAAATCGTCGCACGAATACGTAGATCCGCTGACAGCAGAGCGCAGTGCATCTGCAGTGCCAGGGTTTACAATGTCAAAAAACACTAGACCTCTAATAATCGCCAAAATGGAAGAATTCATTAGAAATAAACTAGTTAAAATATATTCTAAAAGAATATATAATGAGATGAAGACGTTTGTGTGGCAGAATGGTCGCCCACAAGCCATGAGAGGATTTAATGATGACCTTATAATGTCGTTTGCTATTGGATGCTGGGTGAAAGACACAGCATTCACAGTTAATGAGCGTGAGGTTGCGTACAAAAAGGCATTTTTGACAACTATGACACAAGCAACTACAAAACTCAACACAGCAATCCCAGGTCAAGCTGGATATAAGCCCGTTAAAAGAGGCGATATCGCAAAACAGTATCAAGATTATTCATGGTTACTAAAAGGATAAAAAATGGCTGATCCAAAAAGCAATAACCCTAGAAACCCAGAAAGCAAATTATTTAGAAAGCTAACAAGACTTCTATCTGGGCCGATTGTAAATTATAGGCGCCAAATGCCGCGCCGCTTCCAGAGAAGACAGTTAGATAATTACAAATTTAAATCAGCTTCTGGACAATCTTTCAAGAGAGGCGAATATAACCCGTATGATTCTATGCAGGCGAACTTTATGTCTAGCCAGAATCGTGCTGAAAGATACATCGACTTTGATCAGATGGAATACACTCCAGAGATCGCGTCAGCGCTGGATATTTATGCAGATGAGATGACTACTTGCAGTGGGCTGCAAGAGATGCTTCACATTAAGTGTGCAAATGAAGAAATTAAAACTGTTTTAGATAATCTATACCACAATGTTTTAAACCTAGAATTTAATCTTTTCGGCTGGTGCCGTACAATGTGTAAGTTTGGAGATTTTTTCCTATACTTAGACATCGACGAAGAGCAAGGAATCAAGCATGCTATGGGATTACCACAGCACGAAGTAGAAAGGCTTGAGGGCGAAGACAGAACTAATCCAAATTATGTACAATTCCAGTGGAACTCAGGTGGTATTACTTTTGAGAACTGGCAAATCGCACACTTTAGAATCTTAGGCAACGACAAGTACGCACCATACGGCACATCTATTCTAGAGCCAGCCAGAAGAATTTGGCGTCAGCTAACCCTTATGGAAGATGCTGTTATGGCTTATCGTATTGTTCGCTCACCTGAGCGCCGCGTTTTTTACGTTGACGTAGGCAATATTAATCCACAAGACGTAGAGCAGTATATGCAAAAGGTTATGACTCAAATGAAGCGTAACCAAATTGTAGACGAAACTACAGGCCGCGTAGACCTAAGATACAACCCTATGAGTGTTGAAGAGGACTACTTTATCCCGACAAGAGGTGATACGTCATCCAGAGTAGAAACATTAGCAGGTGGGTCCTACACTGGAGACATTGATGATATCAAGTATCTACGCGACAAGCTGTTCGCTGCCCTCAAGGTTCCTGCTTCTTATCTATCTAGAGCCGAGGGTGCAGAAGAAGACAAGACAACGTTGGCGCAAAAAGATATTCGCTTTGCCAGGACAATCCAGAGGCTCCAAAGATCAATCCTTGCAGAGCTAGAGAAGATCAGCGTAATCCATCTTTTTACTCTTGGATATCGTGGCAACGATTTAGTTTCTTTTAGCCTACAGCTAAACAACCCTTCGAAGCTAGCAGAGCTACAAGAATTGGAACACTGGAGAACAAAGTTCGAAGTTGCCTCTACTGCAACCGAAGGGTACTTCAGCAAGAGATGGATTGCAGACCACCTGTTTAATCTTTCAGAGGAGCAATTCTTGCGTTCACAAAGAGAGATGTTCTACGATAAGAAGTTCGAGGCTAGCCTAGAGAAGGCGGTTGAAGAAATTACCGCTGCTGAAGGAGAAGCGGGTGATGATTTGGGCCTAGGCGGAGGCGGAGGTCTCGGTGATCTCGGTGGCGAAGAGTTGGGCGCCCTCGGTGGCGAAGAGTTGGGAGGAGAAGCAGAAGCTGCTCCTGAAGAGCCAGCCGAAGAGCCCGGAGGCGCGGCTGACGACGTACTATTAGCCGCTCCGGCGAAAAGAGACAGTCCAGACGATTCAATGAAGACAACAAAAAAGAATGTTTTTGGTGTTGACGTCGCATCAACAACCAGCAAGTCTAAGGGCAAGTGGTATATGCCAGACCGTCCTAAGTCTGGTGGGGCAAAAACAAAGAGCGGAAACACGATGCAAGCCAGAAAAAGAAACTATATGTCTAATTCTGGAGCACCGGTTTTAACGGGTCAAGACTATAAATTTCCAGGACTTAAGCCAATGAGAAGCTTAGCGAAAGGAATTTACGAGAACCAAGACCCTAATTATAGTGATGAAGAAAGAAAAATCTTCCAGAGAAGTACAGATATAAAAACTCTTATCAAGGATTTGGAGTCTAAAGAATGAAACTAAAACATAATAAGAAAAGAAATACAGCCTTTCTTTTTGAAAGTCTAGTGAGAGAGATGACCAAAGCAGTTGTCAACAAGGACAACGGTAGAAAGCAAAAGGTTCTTTCTATTATAAAAGAGCACTTCCGCAAAGGCACTGCACTACATCGAGAGCTAGAGATCTACAAAAGTGTTTTAGATAATGAAGGAGTAGATTCCAGGTTTGCCGAGAAAGTTATTCTAGAGGCAAAGTTTCAGCATGCAGAGTTAAACAAAGAAGATATCTTTGAAGAACAAAGCGCTTTAATTAATATTGTAAACAAAGAATTGTCAAAGGACACTTTTTCAAATTTTGTACCAAACTACAAAAACTTGGCAACTCTGTACCAGATTTTCAATACAACGCTTACTCCAAAAAAGAAGGTCTTACTTGAGAACTCTATTTGCGAGCATATCTCCGTAAAGGAAGAGCAGCAAAAAGCCAAAGATCAAGTACCTTCAGACAAGCTTGTATTAAATACCTTTATCAGCAAGTTTAATGATACGTATTCCGAAAACCTCTCAGAGCAACAACAGACTCTATTAAATAAATTTGTTACATCTTTTGTAGACAACGGAGTCGAACTAAAGCTGTTTCTAAATGAGGAGATTGGAAGATTAAGACAGGCAATCAAAGAATCAATGAATGACATTGAAGTCAAGTCTGATGAAGTATTAGTGGAGAAGACTTCTAAACTTCTAGAGACTATTGATGATTTTAGAAATAAAAACATTGATTCTGTCCTAATTAAGAAGATACTCAAAATACAACATTTAACCGAAGAGATAAATAAGAATGGCAATTAATATCAAAGTTTCCCAACCTAAGAGAGAAGTAATCAGGATTACAGTGGATGAGCACGATAAGCCTGATGCCTCTATCAAAATGGATTTGAAAGCGCGCCGAACTTTAGACGGCAATGTGCTTATCTTTGACCATAAGGATATTGATATTGTTCTAATGCCAGAAAAGAAGAAGATTGTCACCTTTGCCAAGAACATTCTTGGAGATGATGTCTACGAAGCGCAGAATAGATTATTTTCATACCTGTTTAAAAAAGGTATTGTTTCCATGGACTCTGTACAAGGAGGAAATGTATATTCTTCAATGGAGGCGAAGATCTTAGAAAGTAAAGATCACAATGCCACACAGGTTGCACTATTTAGCATAGGCAAGTTTATCGAATCAGAGAAGCCATACATTGAATTCGAGAAGGCCTTCGAGAAAGCAGAAGAAGAAAGATTATCTGATCCAGGCCCCGAAGAATCAACAGAGTTTGATGCAGATCGCCATGATTCTCAGAAGGGCTCACTGCGACCTGGTATGAAGCCATACGGCATCGCGAGCGTATACAGAATTTAAGAGCCAACTATGTCTTTAATATATTTTATTCTCTGCGCCTACGGGCTAACACAGATATTGGTTTATGGCAGTATCTTTAATTTGATCCGTCCGACTACCGGTCGCTTAGGAGAATTATTTCGTTGTCCAATGTGTATGGGCTTTTGGGTTGGCGTTTTTCTTTTTGGAATTAATGGGTTAACAGAACTATTTAGTTTTGATTATAATTTAGTAAATGGATTCCTTCTGGGATGTTTAAGCTCAGGAACTTCATACATTATGAATATGATTTTTGGAGACCATGGAATAAAATTGGAGAGTCATACCGATGCGAAAGAGAAATTGTCCAGAAGTAAGACGCTGCTGCAAGGGTAGCTAAGGCGCGCAGGTAATGCCTGCAAACAATATTTTAAAAGGAATAAAATAATGAAACTTACTAGATCGTTACTAAAGCAAATTATTAAAGAAGAATTGCAAAAGGCAGTCACTGAAGAAGATACTGTCACCGAGACCGCCGAAGAAGTCACCGAAGAGGTCACTGAAGAAGAGCCCGTCGAGGAAGAAGTCGACGCGGCTGCAAGAATTGCTGAACTAGAAGAGCAGCTTAACAACCTAAAATCAAAGCTTCAATAAGGAACTAATAAAGTGGGAAAACAACTTTTACAAGAATATTTTCAACTATGCCCTGACGGCATATGCGATTTAAC